CTCCATCATACGAGGAACAATATCAGATTGGTTTATATTTTGATCACCTCGACAACCTCATCACTCTTCACCAGCGCCATACAGATTTTTATAAAAAAACCAGTTGCTACTTTATCCCATCGTAAGCCAATAAAAAATTTTAAATGTTGAAAAAGATTGGGAACAGCGTAAGTTATCGGATGTTCTTGATATTGTTACAAAAAGGAATGGGGAAAAGTACGGAAAAGAAGAAGTTCTCTCTGTTTCAGATGAGTATGGTTGTATAAATCAGATTAAATTCCAAGGTAGAAGCTTTGCAGGTGAAGATATTTCTAATTATAAGATTGTAGATACTGGAGATATTATATATACTCGTTCACCATTAAAATCTAAGCCATATGGGATAATAAAAGTCGTAGGTGATGAAATAGGCATCGTTTCGCCACTCTACATTGTTAATAAAGTAAAAGAAGGCAATAATTCTCAATTTATTTATAGAGTGTTTGATTCACCAGAAAAAACCAATAAGTATCTTAGTCCATTAGTGAGAAAAGGCGCAAAGAATACAATGAACATTTCTAATGATGAATGGCTATCAGGCAAAATAGATGTTGCTCCATCATACGAGGAACAATATCAGATTGGTTTATATTTTGATCACCTCGACAACCTCATCACTCTTCACCAGCGCCAGCACAAATTACATCTGAACATGCTTTTATAAACTGTTTTTTATCGTAAGTAACATCGTATCTATACAATGGTTACCATAAATTTGACAACGAATCAAACATAAACCAACCTCAAACAAAGCAAGCCTAATTATGGTTACATCAGCGTAAGCAGTACTAATAAAGGAGGTAGCGTATGCTAGAGGATATGAGCAAGGATGCATTATTTTACAACTATTACGCACAGTGGATAGAAGTGTATAAGAAAGATGCAATTCGTGAAGCCACTATGGCAAAGTACAGGATGACTCAAAAGTGGGTGGAGAAGCTGGCTCCGGAGCTTAAGGTTTGTGAGCTGACAAGGACCGCGTATCAGAAGATACTAAATGATTACGCAAAGGAGCATGAGAGACAGACAACACTTGACTTCCATCATCAGCTAAAGGGTGCGGTAATGGACGCTGTGGATGAGGGGCTGATAGAGCGTGATCCGACCAGAAAGGCTATCATCAAGGGTAAGACACCACGTGAGAAAAAGATTAAATATCTCAATCAGTTTGAGTTGCATACTTTGATAGCTGATCTGGATATAAAGGAAGAGCCGAACTGGGACTGGTTTATTTTGCTTGTGGCAAAGACAGGGATGCGTTTTTCAGAGGCGCTTGCCATCACACCGAAGGATTTTGATTTTGGAAGACAAACACTTTCTATAAGTAAGACGTGGGATTATAAGGGTAAGGGCGGTTTTCTACCGACGAAGAATAAGTCATCTGTGAGAAAGATTCAGATTGACTGGCAGATAGTAGTAAAGTTTTCTGAGCTGGTAAAAGGGTTGCCGGAGGACGAGCCTATATTTGTAGGAGAGGAAAAGATTTATAATTCAACCGTCAATGATGCTCTCACCAGACACTGTAAGGCCTGTGGGATATCGGAGATTTCCATTCACGGACTTAGACATACGCATGCGTCGTTGCTTTTGTTTGCCGGTGTTTCTATAGCCAGTGTGGCGCGCAGATTGGGGCATGCGAGTATGACAACAACGCAGAAAACATATCTGCATATCATTCAGGAACTGGAAAATAAGGATGTGGATCTGGTAATGAGGACTTTGTCAGGACTGTAATGTAGCTTTTTAAACAATATGCTTACGCTGATTTTGATAGTTGACATTGTAGGCGAATAATTCTTGTGACCGCTCTCTTTTTGCCGTATAATGGCGGTGAAAGGAGAAAGTAAAATTGAAAAATTTATGGAATTTTATTAAAAGAACATGGTTGCTTTTTATAATACTCTTTGTTGCGCCTATTTGTGTTATTGCTGTATTTGCGATAAAAGAATATGTTATGCACGACATTGATTTATCAGCAAGCGATTGGAGTGCTATGTTATCCTCGTTATTTACATATTGGGGAACGATATTGTTGGGAATGCTTGCTTTTTGGCAAAATGATAGGGTAATGCATTTGGAAGAACGAAATTTAGATATTCGTGAAAGAGAATTAAAAGAAAACAATGTTCCTAATTTTGAAATAGAAGGTGCGAATGTATTTTTTAATGGCGAAGAAGTTGAACTTGATTTACAGGATATGGTTTTCGGGTATGGACAAAAAAACCAATGTGCATTAGACGTTGAGGATGAAATTGATACAGTGCAATTAACGGTGTTATTAAAAAACGTAACCAATATATCTGCATTTAGTGTTGAGATTTTAAATTCTCAAGTAGATTTTTCGAATACGGATAATATATATCCAATTAGAATAAGTGAATATGAAAAAATTGATGGTGGAGAGTTATGCGTATTATACTATTTTATAAGATTCGATAAGATTAAACCCCGAAATGGATGTAAAATGATTGAAATAAATTTTAATTTGAATTATAGAAATTTATATGGATATTATTTTCATAATTCTATTAGAATAAGCGTAGGGTGGAGTAAAGATTTGGGGTTAGTTATAGATATTGTTTTGTGTGATCAAGAAGATGGAACAAAAGCAAATATAGAGGAGAAGAGCGTATGCGTTCTTTGAAAAAAACAAGAAACCATTCTACTATGCCACCTATAATGCCGAGAAAAAGGTATACGACCGTGACGAGGATGGCAATATCAAGTACATAGAGATTGACGGAGAGAAAATCCCAGTCGAGATAGGAACAGAACCAGGTTATAATGACCCGGTTCTTTTTTATGCCAACATTTCCGCAGGCAAGGGTGATGTGCAGGTTGATGTGTTTGGAAGTAGCGTTGACTATTCCCGGACTATTTCAACTTGTGATATGGATTGCCCGATTACCAAGCTGACAAGGCTATGGATTGGTCGTGAGCCACAGTACAACGAGGACGGCTCCGTAAATGGCGATAGCGCCAACTATGAGGTTGCTGCGCCGCCAGCAAAAAGTCTGAATGGAATTGTAATTGCGATTAAGGAATTACCGGAAAAGAAATGACATAATAGCAACAACTAATGCGAGAAAACTTATAATAAGTCCAGCTATAGAAATTGTTCTGTTAAAAAGTTCATTTGAATAATGCTTTAAAAATTTTTTTCCAGCATCTGTTATTTTATAGACTTCATCACCTAGAGCAGTATTAGTGTTATCGAATGAGAGTGTAAAGCATTTATCAATCTCTTGTTCTTCATCTGAGGTTAAATACCCAATACTGTCATTAAGGGCATTGTAATAACCGCCAACATCGTTTTTGTATGGCTTGATATTGAGCTTTTGGCATAATTCAATCGAAGTCATACTGTTATTATTCAGTAATTTAAGAAATTTAATTTGTAGCTTTGTCATATGTTTACCTCCAAGATGGTTATTGACACATATTATAAAGTTGAGGAGAAAGGATGTCAAAGAAAATTATTTTTGGTTTGTCCGTATCAGAAATCGACCGGGCAATCAAAGAATTGCAAGAGTATCAAAACAGCCTTGATGCCAAGTGTCAACAGCTTTGCGAGCGTCTTTGTAACGAGGGTATTAAAATTGCACAGGCTCATATTGGTAGTAGCGGTTTCGGTAAATATATTCGCTTGTCCTCTGAAATCACACCGGAGAAAGCCGGATGCAGGGCAATCCTCATTATGGAAGATTCGCAGAAGATTGTGAGCAAATGGCAGAATCAAGATGGTGTGCAGAGTAAAGAAATTTCACCGGCACTCATGTTAGAGTTTGGTGCTGGACTTCCGGCACAGAATCCGGCAAACATTCCGGGAGTAGGAACCGGAACATACGGCACGCACGGCAACGAACCGGGATGGTGGTACATGGATTTACAAGGCGAGTGGCACTATTCAAGTGGTACTTCTCCGAAGATGCCAATGTACAATGCTGGCAAGGAATTGAGAGATAGAGTTGTAAGAATTACAAAGGAAGTATTCAAATAATCGTTTCTATTTGCTATAATAAAATAAAAAAGCAAAGGAGAACGAAATATGGGAAACAAAATTAGTGCCAACGAGAGTATGGATTCGATTTCAGCGTTGATGGAATACAAAAGAAATTTTTCTGCATCGCAAAAAATGCGTGTGGTTGCCGAACGAAATCATGAAATCATATTTAACAACAGGGTTATGGTAGTTATTGGCGACTATAATATTTATCAAAGAGTTGATATAATGTGGGATGATGTTGAACCAGATTATCATGACATTGGTTTGTACGGATATTATAGTACTGACTATTGCCATATGGATTATGACGACGGTGTATTAACTATCTTTGATGGAAATGGAACAGAGATCACAATTACAGAATGATAACGATTTTAAGAGAGACATTCGTCTCTCTTTTTCTATGCATATTAATGTAGGGAATGATTAAATGGCAGGATTTGAATGGAATACATTTTATACACACTTTGAAAAGAAAATGAAAATTGCATATCCGCAATGCACGGTCGGTCGATATACCACGCCGAAGCAATCACAGTTTCCATATTGTGACGTTGCACTTGGCGATAATTCCGGCGGTCATTATGATTTAGAGGGTAACGAGGGTTCGCAGAATCCTTTGATTGTGCTTTCTGTATATGCAACCGGAAGTACCGCAGACGGCATATGCAATCAGATCAGCCTTGCGGCAAAGAAAGTCATGTTATCGTATGGCTTTCTTGCTGTGAAGAGTCCTTTGTCAATGTTTGTGTACATAGAGCGGACAGAAATATCCAGTTCCGGGTGATTTGTAAGGATTTGATAAGGGGACTGCCCCTGCTCAATCAATGGAGATATGATCTGGTCTTTCTGATGGAGCTGGTGCTTGGTCATATTTATTCCAGAACGAGAAGATATCAGCAGTTCACGATATTTTCTGTCAGCAGCACGGCCGTTGTAATAGTATTTATGTGCAATCGTGCAGTGATTTATCTTTTTCGTGCAGCCATTGCAAACATATGGAGCTTTGTCCAATCGTTTACATCGTTCTTTTTCAAAGTCCTTGCAGGTCTGATTACATGTAGGACATGAGGCACATTTAATGCCACAGAGAAGGATTTTTCCACAGGCATTGGTCTTTTGACAATGGTAACGATGAATGCAAAAGTTCTTTGCGTTATAAAAAGTACCTTTGTGATACCAATCTGAAAGCCGATGAGCACGGACTTCTTTAGATATAGTTGTTGGATCTTTACATAAAAATGCTGCAATGTCTTTAAATATAGTCCCCTTTTGCCAGTTCATTTTCAATATAGATCCGATCATTTAAAGTAAGGTGTTTCTGGTTTCCTGGTATATATTTACTCATAATGATTCTCATTCTACTGCTGTCAGAAGGAGTCATAACCATAACATGATTGTATGAAAGAGTAAATATCTACTGTGCGAGAGTGAATTCCATCACCCCATTGGGCGGTGGAATTTAGAAATTCATTTTTGGAAAATAATAATCTTCGTGAAGTAATAAGATAAATGCGAAATGAGTGATATAACTCACTTCGCATTTTTAATTTTTATAAGAAATTGATAAATGCGTTAGAGTGAATAATCACTCTGGCGCATTTATTTTTTTGCCTAAAAACAGAGGAGGTGGAGAGCAATGGCAACCAATAAGCGACCGAGAAAAGCGTACAAGCGCATCGGATTCGAGGACAGAAAGAAAATCGAAGCACTGAACGCACAGGGCAAAACAGTAGATGAGATGGCGATGGCAATCGGTGTCCACTCGGCTACCATGTACCGTGAACTCGCCAGAGGTGGAGAACCGTACAAGGCAGAGGTCGCACAGCATTCCATCTAACAGAGAGGAGCAAGTGGAATGGAAGAACTGGATATCAAGACTGCCATACAGATAGCAAAGATACTGGCAGCGGCCCCGGATGAAAGAATCCCCATGATACTGGATGTGTTCAGCAAGGCACAGGTTGACATCAACGGACTTGATGAACTGGCAGAATGGAGAGCACTGGACAAGCAGGCCGCACTGATTGACACAGATACCTTTGTAACAGAACTGACCAAGGGTAAGGAACTAGAGGACGGAGAATACCGCATCAGAGTTCCGGAGTTTAATCACTTCTGTAGCACAAAGGGAGTGAGTGCCAGATACGCAAGGAAGCACCTGTACGAAAGCGGAATGCTTCGAAGCAGCACTGACAATGGCAAAATCAACTACACCTGCCCGGTGCAGGCAACAGATACCAAAAAAACAGAACGATGCGTATGCATCACGCCTAAAAACTGAATACCGAAGAAACACACTGGCAAGCATCGACCAGGATAAAAACCGATAGGTAGGAGCGAGCCGCCGCAGTAAATCGCTCCGGCAGCAGGACATGAGCCTGCATGAATAGCTGTCGTAATTGGGGTAGGGAACGCAGACCCAAGTAAAACAACAACGGTTCGGAGGCAGATGAGAAACACGCAGAGAGAGAATACCGAGAGCATGGATGCGTGGGTGCGATTTAACACTCGGTAGCGGGGAATGAAAAAGACCGCACTGCAGGCGACTAGTACAGCTACCCCAAAGAATACTCAGGGAGCATGAACGGAACAGTTACTCTTCAAAGCCTTGGAGAACCTGTTCCATGCCAGACCCAAGAAGCCTAGAGAGCATAATGAGGTACTGGTAAAAGTCAAGTAAGTATAAAGGAGAGAGCATATGAAACAGCCAAAGAAACTGACAAGGAATCAGAAAGAGATACTGGTCAAGAAGGGGATGAACCCGGATGACTATATGCTCCATTCAGAGGATGAGAAAGAGATGATCCTCTACAACAGGAAGGAAAAGAGACTGGAAGCAGTCGAGAAGTAAGCAGGAGGTGCATGACGATTTGAAACTCAGTAGGAGACAGAAGCGAATTCTGAAAAGAAAGCTGAAGCGCATAGCAGGGGATGCAGTAGCGGTAATAGTGGGAGCGGGAATGTTTGTCGGATTGCTTATCGCATGGGCAAACGAACCGATGCCGGACTGGAGCGAGTACACAGAGGAAAACCACATAGGCATGGTGCAGGTGGAAGGCTTGGACACATGGCTGACGCAGGAAGAATATGAACAGATGTGCAAAGAGCGTGACGCATACAAGGCAGCAGAGCAGGCAGAGGAACAATCCTACTACAACGCAATCCTCCAGAGCACTGAGACACCAGTACCGACAACGACCGCAGCAATCGGCAGTCTGGACTGGGATGCGGATGACTCCTACAGATTAGCGAAAATCGCCATGGCGGAAGCAGAGGGCGAGGACACCGAGGGCAAGGCACTGGTCATACTGGTAGTGCTGAACCGAGTATGGAGCGATGACTTCCCGGATACCATCGAGGGAGTGATTACAG